CAGCAAACAGAGACTTTCGTGGTGCTTGGTCACTGTCAGGCTCAGTGATTTCTGAGGACATGGACAAGGCAAAGGAAATCTTTAAGGATAAAATCCGTGAAGTACGCAAGCCCCTGTTGGAAGCAAAGGACGTTGAACTGATGAAAGCTCTGGAAGCTGGCGCAGATACAACTGCCATTGCCGCCGCAAAGGATGCTCTGCGTGATGCCCCTGCCGCATCTGCTATTGATGCCGCTACTGACATTGCCAGCTTGAAAGCCGCTTGGGATACAAGTGTTCTTGGTGATAGCCCTTACGCATAAGGAGTTTTGAATGTCCAGAGCAAGAGACTTAGCAAACCTTGTTGATGCCAATGGCGATGTAAAAGCATCTGCCTTGGATAATGCAGAGGCATTTCCTGTTGGCACGTTAATGGTGTTTCAGCAAACATCAGCCCCTACTGGCTGGACAAAACAAACTACACACAATGATAAAGCATTTCGTTGTGTTAGCGGTTCTTGTTCTTCTGGTGGCACTACAGCTTTTTCTACAGCAATGGCAACACCGTCTGTGTCTGGTAGTGTTGGAATTAACGGCACTCCTGATTCTGGTAACTTGGCTGTTTCAGTGTCTGGAAATATTTCAAACACAACATTATCTAACAACCAGATTTCTTCTCATTCACACACAGAAAGAAGAATATATGGCTCAGATGGTAATTATAGTGGGTACTATGGCGCACAATATGCTAATGATGGACAAAATCTACAAAACGCCGTTAATTCAGGTATGGGTAGTGCTGGTGGCGGCGGTGGAGGTGGTTCACACAATCACGCACATACCCTTTCTGGAACAATGACTGGTGCGCCTGGACTCGGCAATCTAACAGGTACATTATCTTCATCAACAGCATCTATTAATGTTCAATATGTAGATGTGATTATTGCGGCAAAAGATTAATGAACACACCAACCTTTATTGAAAGCTATCAAACAGAACAATACGATTTTTGCGATAGGGTTATTGCAAGATTAAATGAATATATTTCTGGGCAAGATGACCCAAATGTTGCGATGCACTTTATGAATGGCTCGACTACAAATCGTGGAGAAGCTAACAGAAGAGATTATTCATTTAACTTTACCGCAATGAAAGACCCTCTTGTTGCTGAAATGCACGAGATATTAAGGCAATACATTCCAAAATATGCAAATACCTATAATGGTTTTGGTATGCAAGGCTGTATGTCAGAAGCAATGAAGGTTCAAAAAACACCACCAAAAGGCGGATTTCATACTTGGCATTGTGAGCATGGTAGGCGTGAGTCATCAAGCTGGCGTAATCTTACATGGACACTTTACTTAAATGACATTCCAGATGGGGAAGGTGAAACAGAATTTATTGAGTATGGTATAAAGCTACAACCTAGAAAAGGTCTCTTGTGTTTTTTCCCTTCCGCTTGGACACATACACACAGGGGAAACCCTGTTTATAGTTGTGATAAATACATAGCTACTGGTTGGTATTATTTAGTATAAGGAGTTTGTCATGGCAAGATGGGTAATTATAAATGGTGGGTCTGGTGATGCAGACCAAATTGGTAAAGATGGTAATTTTTTTGACCAATTGGATTTGTCATGGTTGCCACCAGATGTTTGTGCTGTTCAATCGCCAGATGGTGTAACTTGCGAAATTGAAAAAGGCGACCCAGCCACAGGCTATCGTACACAAAATGAAATTAACGTTGCGACAAGCACACTGTCATGGTGGCCTAATGTTGAGACTACATGGCAAGCGGCATACGATGCAAGTCCGAAAGATTCTCCACCACCAGAAGAGCCAGCATAATGAAGCTAGAGGTTAAGGACAACTGCCCGTTAAATAACTTTGAGCCTTGCAAGAAGTTAGATTGTGCGTGGTTTATTCAGATAAGAGGGCAAGACCCTCAGACTGGTGAATCTGTAGATGACTGGGGTTGTTCTATGGCGTGGATGCCAAAGCTGTTAATTGAAAATGCTATGCACACTAGACATACTGGTGCGGCTGTTGAAAGTTTTAGAAACGAAATGGTTAAAGACAATCAAGCATTGTTAAAAGCATACCAGACATCAGATTTAAAGGTGATAAAATGAACCAGAGCAACATTCCTTTAGTAGCTGGTGGTTTAACTGCTCCGTGGTGGGTAAATGCAATGAACGATTGGCTTTCATTAATAGCTGTCATTCTTACCATAGCATTGCTTCTTCGCAATCTTTGGAAGTCACGGAAAGACTAGGCTGTGATAGACCCTGCCACCATAGCGTTGGCGGCCAGTGCTTTTGCGGCAGTTAAAAAGGGCATATCCTTTGGTAAAGACATTGAGTCAATGTATAAAGATATCTCTCGCTGGATGTCAGCGTGTCAGGATATCGAGTCTAAGCACAATAAAGTTAAACGTAAAAAAGGTCAGTCTGTTGCAGAAGAGGCAATGGAAACTTGGGTTGCTGTTCGTAAGATTCGTCAACAGCGAGAAGAGCTTAGGCTTTATATGCTTAGTATTAACCCTAATGCTTGGAGTGACTTTGTTCGGATAGAAGGTCAGATAAGAAAGCAACGTCAGGAAGAGGAAGCTGAGAGACGCAGGGTTATTAAAAGAAACATTGAGATAACAGCAATCGTTATATCTATTATACTTGTTGGCATTGCTTTTGGATTAATGGTCTGGTGGGTTTTGTATTTAAGGAATTTAAAATGACATACACTATGGAAAAAATATTAGCATGGAAGCTACTGCCTAGAGCTATGATGGCAGTGATGACATGGATGTATATCGAGGTGTTGTTCTGGTTTATGAACTTGTCTGTTGATGCTATGACATCACAGGCTACAGCCCTTACAGCTACAGTTACAGGTGCAATGACAGGTGCATTTGCAGTCTGGTTAGGACATGAAAAATGATACAGTTACTAGGCGTTGTAGGTAATCTTGCTCAAACATTTCTTGAGGGAAAGGTAGAGAAAGAAAAAGCCAAGTCAGAGATTATGAAGACTGCGGCACAGCATGATAGCAAGTGGGAGCTTATCATGGCTGAGTCTACAAAGAATAGCTGGAAAGATGAGATTATAACTATAGTTGTTCTTGCTCCGTGTGTTATGGCTTGGATAGACCCTGACCTTGCCAAGCGTGGCTTTGATGTTATTGCTGAGTTGCCTGATTGGTATCAGAATATATTGTATGTTACTATTCTGGCTGGTCTTGGATTAAAAGGCTTGGATAGATTTAGGAAACGATAATGAAACTATCACCACATTTTAGTTTAGAAGAAATGGTTAAGAGCCAAACGGCTTTGCGTAAAGGCATACCTAATAAGCCCTCAGAGGCTCATATAGAAGCATTAGCTCTTTTGTGTACTAACATACTAGAACCAGTAAGAACGCAATACGGCATACCTTTTAGCCCCAGCAGTGGGTATCGTAGCGCAGAGTTGTGCATATCCATAGGCAGTGGTGTCAATTCACAGCACACAAAGGGTGAGGCGGTTGACTTTGAAGTGCCAAGTATTTCTAACTTAGAAGTTGCTGGCTGGATAGTTGGTAATTTAGATTTTGACCAGCTAATTCTTGAGCATTATGAGGGTGGCAATACTGGCTGGATACATTGTAGCTACAAAGCAGAAGGCAATCGTAAAGAGGTTCTTACTTACGATAGAATAAACAAGTATCGCAAAGGTTTGGTTACTTAGATTTTCTTCGTTTCATTGAGTGGCGTACTGCTTTGTCAATAAAGGTTGGGCCATTTCTTCTTTGGTCTGTCCTGTATTTGTCAAAGTAAAACACTCTGTCTCTTGCGTTCTTTAGATACAAACTAAATTCATAGGGTGTCATTTGAGACGCTAGGGTTTTTTTCTGGCTCAACATCTACTGCCTCATGTTCAATTATTTTATACTTGCGGATAACACTTTTGTTTTTGTCCATTCTGTTAATTGCTAGTTGCTTTGCTTCTTCTGCATCTACAGCTAAAACAGAAACCTCTCTTTCGATAGTTGTTTCTACATAGACAGTGTATCTTACAGCTTTGTATTTGTATTTTGTTACTGTGTTTTTCATAGCATCACCTATAGAAAAAGGCGCATCAGTGGGAACGACTTAAACTGATGCGCCTCGGCTTGGAAAGGAGAACTACTTCGAAACCAAGCCTATGTTAGAATGGTATTTCATCAATTGGTTCTGCTTTAGTTTCTGGTTCTATAACAGTGTCTTTGTTTAATCTTTCTGACATTTGCATTGTCATGTAAGGCTTACTATCTTTCATACCTTTCCATCCAGCAATGCGCCAATTTGAATGTATGCCATCAAGCGGCCCTGAATAATCAGGTGCTTTGTCGTTACCATTTTTATCGTTGTCAAACATTACACCAATCTTTTGGTAAATCTCAATACGTTTTTCACCAGACTTTGATTCGGCTAATATGAGTGCAACGTTATGGTCATCGCCATACATATTTAATTTACCTTGTAAGATAAACTTTTGTTCAGGGAATGGCTGGAAGGCCGCGCCTCTGTTTGTGTTATCATATTCAGTCATTAGAAATTCTCCGTGTGTAGTTTATAAGATGCTCTTCCGTTTCTTCTTCTTTTTGTTTCGATTGTATAGCCAGCTTTTCTAGCTAGTTTGATGTATGTAATTACTGACCCCTCAGTTATTTTCAAAGACTTTGCAAGTTGGTCAATTCTTTTGAATTTGTTTTTAATTAGGGGTAACAGTGCATGATAATACTCATGCTTTTGTCTTGGCGTTTTAATTGCAGGATTATAAATTCTGGCTGATTGATTATGGCTTTGCATCTTCTTGCCATATTTCATTACCTCATTCATTATCCAAATGATACGCTCTTGCTTGTGTTTCATTTCTTTTATGTCTTGCTTGATTTGTTTGATTGCTCCAAACATTACCAGCCTCCCTTATCTTTCTTGCCACTGTCTGCGGCATATTTGTTGCCATCCATTTCGCCCAAGAATACATCAGCGTTAAAGCCTAGATGTGATAGGGCTTTGGTTAGGCCATCAGTGATAGCCATCTTAGGTGCGTCTTCTGCAATGCGTCCCTTACTTGCATTGTAGAATGTACGACAGCCTGAGAATGGGCCAAATTCATTTTCACGTGAAACAGTCCAGATAGAAACGTCTGCAATTACAGCAGTGTCACCACCTGACAGATTGATAAACCGTGTTTCGTTTCTCCATCCCCAGCCCTGACCAACAGG